ATGATTCAATGCAATGAATGCAAAAAGAAGTTTCCTCCAAAGTATTTGGAGAAAGAATATGACCAGGGAATCATTGAATCTTATATTCAAGAGAAGCCTTCTTTGAATGGTTTGATGGAGAGTAAAGGAAATAATCCTTTGCTTTTTTTATTATACCGTGATAAAATTCTACCAATCCTTAGCAGGGTGTATCGGTAGGAAACGGTAGGATTTTGGTAGGATACTTAAATAGATTTTAGATTATCCGAAAGAATTTAAGAGTATTACGAAAATCAATTAAACCGTCGAAACATTGATAATAAAGCACTCTTGAGCACTAAGGATCATTTAAGCGTAATTAAAATTTAATAATTGTTCCTTCGGGGTCCCGAGTTGGACGTATCTCAACCGATAGTAAAAATAATAAAAAGCCAATTAAATAGGCTTTTTAAAGGTAATGTCTTTAATTTCGATAAGAGGTCTTTCGCCGAGACCTCCTGAGTGTGATTTTAAACATTCGATTTTTATTGTATCGAAAATAGTAGTCAATATCTGTTTTCTGTTTTCAAACGTGATGTTATACCATTTGGTTTTAATGTTTTCAATTATGCTGTTAATGACATCAGTTGTTGGTGTTTCTTGTCTAATTTCGAGAGAACGGATTAATTCGTTCTCTTTTTCTATTTCATCATCCATTTTTTCTTTATACTCTTTTTTGGTCAAATCTCCATCTACATAAAGTTCTTTCCAGCGTGATTTTCTCTCCTCAATCCGTTTTAATTCCTTTTTAATTTCTTTTGTATTCACTACTTCCTGGTCCGGAACATCAGCTTCAACTTTTATGTAGTGTAAGGATTTTATAAACTCTTGTTCAATCGTATCTTCTGCAATCACTGGCATGTCACAAATTTTATATTCAAACCTTCCGGCACACTTATAAAAACGATGTTCTGACCCGTCAGCTCTTGGTCGCTTTCCTCCATGCATAGCATGCCCACATCGAGCACAGCGCAAAACGGAGGCAAAAGGGTATACGGTTCGAGATTTCCACCCAGTGTTTTTTCGGTCTTTTCGTTTCTTTTTAATGGCATCATACACTTCTTTTGTTATGATCGCAGGGTGATTTCCTTCAACAATTACTTCTTCATAAGTTCGATTACCTTTCTTCGTACGGTAATTCCATCTTAAAGCACCATAATAGACAGGATTAGTAACTACATAATCCACTGCGCTGTGATTCCAAAAAGTTCCCGTCCTAGTTCGAACACCATTCTTATTTAATTCTTCTGTAATCATCTTTTTCCCTTTTGTATGAAAAGACTCAAACATCCACCGAACCCATTTTGCTTCAATTTCATTTATGGCCAAATTTCCGTTTGTGTCTAAATAGTAACCAAAGGGAGCTCGTCCACCATTACGGGAACCTTCTTGGTGTTTTCTTGACATACCCATGTGTGTTCGTTCTGCAAGCTGTTCCCGTTCGAATTGAGCGAGAGAAGCAAAGATATTGATGAGTAACTTTCCTTGTGCTGTGGTTGTGTCGTATGGCTCTGTAACGCTTTTAAAAGCAACATTGTTTTTTTCAAATGTATCAAGTAGGTAATTGATGTCACCTACGTTTCGAGAGAGTCTATCAAGCTTGTAAACTAATACAACGTCAAATTGATTTAACTCAGATAACAGTGATTGCAGCTGTGGTCTCTCCATATTTTTAGCAGATCGGCCTTCCTCTGTATATTCCTTATAAATTGTCCATCCCTGGGAAAAACAGAATGCCCTCATTTTTTCTAATTGTGCTGCTAATGAATATCCCTCTTTGCTTTGCTCCTCAGTGGAAACACGAGGGTATAACGCGGCTTTCATATTATTCACCATCCTTACCATTAATTACATTTGATTATTAAATTTTTTTGTAGCTACAATTTTTTATGCCCACCAAGAGATTAACAGCCATTGCGATTTACCATTTCAAAAAAATGAGAACAAGCACAAAGTTCCTGCATATATTTGCTATAAAAAAGAAAGGGGAGTATTTTGTTTTTTACGCACTTTTCCAAGGGAAAAAACGTTACCTTTCTAAAAAAATCATTCTCGATAAAGACGGAAATGTTATAAGGCTATGACGATTTTGTCGAATGTTGTCTAATTATGTAGTAATCTTGTAAAAACTTTTTAACATATATTCATAAATGAAATATTTAGTGGTACTATTATTATGTACATAAACGAGAACAAGCGTTCCCAATTGAGGGTGGTGAAGTCGTTTTGATGAGAGTGATTGAACAAGTATCGAACGAAAGTAACAACCAATTGGATATCAAAGATTTAATAGCCGCATTATTTGGAATAAATGTCGATTACCAAAAGATTTACGAAAACATAAAAGACACTGCTAATTAGTGTCTTTTTGTTTTTTCAATAAGATATTTAATATTTCAATTGCTTTTTTTGCTTCCTCTTCGTCCAGTTCTTCTCCTCCCCACGTTAGTTTCTTCTCTTTTAATAATTCTTCCAGATCATACGTTTTTGTAATTTCTCCATCAAAAAAATATGCCATCGGTACTTCATATACATCAGCCAGCAATCGTAATGTATCAAAACTTGGTTCTGTCAAATCTTTCTCGTATCTGCTCAATGATTTGTTGTTAATATTGGTCAATTTGGCTACATCCATTTGGTTAAGTTTTTTCTTCTCTCTTGCTCTGCGTAAGCGTTCTCCTACCGTCATATCGCATCACTCCTGAATATGAATATTATCATATCTAAAATAATAAGAAAATTATTTCTAAAAATAATCGATTTTTTTCTTGACGTCTAAGAAAATTAGATGTAAGATTTGGATATAAAATCTAAGAAAATTAGAAATCGGAGGTGAAACAAGTCATGAGCACAAGCGAAAAATTAAAAAACTACATTAAAGAAAATGGGTTGAAATATGGATTTGTTGCTGAAAAATCAGGGATTGACCCCAAAAAATTCTCGAGAATCATTAACGGTCAAACTAGATTGACTGTTGAAGAATTAGAGGTAATTTGTAAAAAGGGTCTTTCTGTTAGCCCGTCTCTTTTTTTAAAATAGTGTTCTAACTTATTGAGATTATATCACGAAAATAAGGAGGAGGAATATGCAAATTTTTCTAAATGAGGAACAATCAAGAATTCTGATTGAAATTGCTTTGAAAGATTTGTTGCCGAAGGAATTGGAATTGATAAAAAAAGAGAAAGAGGCGGCTTTACAACAATCAAACGAGCGCAAAGGCGCATAAGGCACAAAAGATGACGAAATAGAGGGAGTGAAAAGGAAGTGGAACAGGAGATAATTGTTAAACGCAATGATTACTACACTGAAACCGAAGATAGAAACATTTCTAAGCTAAAAATAGATTTTAGGAATATGCACTTCAGCACCTATGATACCTTTAGAAACTACCTCCATATTCAAGTTGGAGAGTATGACGATTTAAACTTTTACCTGGAAATTTCGCCGTATGAAGCAGAGGAAATGTTTTTAGAATTAGCAGAAAAAGCAGGGAAAATTGCTAGAGGATTTTAACATCTAATGTCGCAGTACGATTCAAGTTGACATAAAAAGCGACAGAAAGGAATGAAGGAAATGGCTAATTTAGATGGATTTAAACGCAAGTTTATTGTACTTAAAATGAGTGAGTATGATTTATTATCAACTCCAACAGAGCGTAATCATCTAGCTTCAGTAGGTCGCAAGATTGCAAAACGTAGAGAAGACGAAGGTAAAAAGCCTGTAAATGAGTATCTTGTAATTAATACAGATGAATCATATGCAGATGAAGTTATTGATATTTTAAAGCGTCATGGACACTGGGGCTAATGCACAATTCGACTAAACAGTTTAATACCTATTGAACCATATTAAAAGGAGTGATTTAAATGAAAAACGATAGAGAATTATTAAGAGAAATCGGTTATGATGAAGAACTTTTAAATACTATGTCTAATGAAGATTGCGAAGCGGAAGTTAGTGAAATCCCATACAACGTTTAATGAACATTCCGACTATGAAGCGAAGGAGGTTACCGAATGATAATCAAACGAGATTTGTGGCAGCTCGAATTCATTTCCAACACCATCGACAGGATGATTCGCACGAACGACAAAGCGAGCAATAATCGTGCAGCAGAGGATTTGGATTATTCCCAAGGGATCAATTTCGGAATGAATATCGTAAACGGCGACTTAATCAAAATAAAAAAACGTTTAGATGAACAAATCGAACTTTTGAATAATAAGGCTGAATCTTCATACATGATTGATGATCTAACGTTCGAGGAGGTTGAAAGTGAATGAGGGACCACCCAACAATTGAACAAATTGAGCGCACCGGATACCCGAACATAGTCGCACAGCCGGAACATAACGGTACAGACTACTTTGGGGATGAAATACTTGTGGGTGATGACATTGCCGAAGACGGTGGGGAGCTCATACTGCAGGATAACCTGGAGAAGTATTTAGCAGATGTGTATGGGTTTAAGTTTAAGACAGCAGAATAGGAGGCATTAAGCGTGAGATTATATGAACTCTCAAATTCGTTCACTCAATTATTGGAAATGGCAGATGTCATGGACCCGGAAGTGTTTCAAGATACATTACAAAGTATTGAAGAAGCAATTGAGGACAAAGCAGAGAACATGGCGAAATTGATTCGCTGCTTAGAAGCGGATGCCAAAGCAATCAAGGAAGAAGAACAAAGGCTTGCGGATCGTCGCAAAACGATTGAAAACCGTATTTCAAACGCAAAAGATTACCTACAGAATCAATTGGAGGTTGCTGGATTGGATAAGATTAAACGTCCCACCGTTACCATATCAATCCAAAACAATCCTCCATCTGTATTCGTGAAGGACGAATCGTTAATACCTTCTCACTATATGGTACCAGTTGCTCCAAATCTTGACAAGAAGGCGGTACTCCAATTCTTGAAAGAAGGCGGAGAAGTGCCTGGTTGTGAAATCCAACAGCTTAGGAGTGTGAGGATTAAATGAACATTTACTTAATCAATGGTAAACCTCACACATCCGTCTCTAATGGATTTCAACTCATAAGTGATTATGACTATTGCATGATGCTAGAACAAGGCGTAGAGCCTAGTTTGGAGGTTATAGACAATGATTGAATTAAACATCTATCAAAAACTAATTGAAGTGAGAAAAGCTGTTCCATATCTAAAAAAAGAAGCTCAAGGTAAGCAATACAACTATACCGGTTCATCTCAGGTACTATCCAGTGTTCGTGAAAAAATGGATGAATTAGGACTGCTGCTTATCCCTAGAATCATTAGTAAGCAAGTGTCCGAATCTGCAATTGAATTTATTGGGGATAATGGTCATGTCACCAAGCGAACAATTACTTACTTTACTGAATTAGACCTTACGATGACGTGGGTAAATGCAGATAAGCCCGACGAAACAATTGAATGCCCTTGGTATGGTCAGGGTGTAGATATCGCAGGGGAAAAAGGTGTCGGGAAGGCCTTAACCTATGCAGAAAAATATTTCATCCTAAAGCAATTTAACATTGCTACTGACAAAGATGATCCAGATGCCTTCCAAGAAAAAGCGGAACAGTATCGTAAACCTGAACCTATTACATCAAAAGAAATCGGATTATTAAAAACAAAGGTACTCGAATTTGCAACGCTAAGAGAGAAATCTGACACTGACGTTTACAAGGTTTTGGGTGTTGCGGATGTAACAGGACTGTCCTCTAAAGAAGCGAAGGAAATCCTTGCTAAGCTGACAGGGTGGATTACATCAGCTACAAAAGAACTAGCAAAAAAAGAAAAGAAGGGGGCTTAATTGCCCTCTGTAGGTTCATATTTGACTGAAAATAACGCGGTAAGGGGGTATAAAAATGTGCGATTGTTGGATGTGTAATATGTCAGAGAAAGAACACAACGAGGGCATGATTGAGTACGAATATCAAGAGTATTGCAAGAAAACGGAAAATCCATTATCAAAGGATGAATGGTTAAAATCTTTACCGAGTACTTAACGAACAGTTCGAACCAAGTACGAAGGAGGTAACGCCAATGGGCTATATCTTAACATGCTTTATCATATTTGTTCCAGCTGTCGGTGCGATGGCTGTACTCGAATACAAAGGGATAATAGGGCAGGAGGTAGATGTTAATGAGAGAAATTAAGTTTAAGGCAAGAATTATTGAAACAAACGAAGTATTTCCTGTATTGACTATTTGGAGTGATTCAGTTTGTTTGGATATGACAGACAGTAATAGAGAATGGGATACTCAAGTATTCAGCAAAGAGGATATCGAACTGCTCCAATACACTGGACTGAAAGACAAGAACGGCAAGGAGATTTACGAGGGGGATATTGTCGCGGGTGTGAATCGTCTTCACGAATGTAAAGTTGAACAAAATGTCCAATACTTAAACGGATGCTTTATGTTTGGGAATTGGAACGCACACGAATTTTTTAATAAACATCAATTCATTGAAGTAATCAGCAACATATACGAAAATCCGGAACTCCTGGAGGTGCAGAAATGAGAGAGATTAAATTCAGGGCTTGGGATAATGTCAAAAACAAAATGTATTTTGTTGGCGAAAGTGATGAAGTGGTATTCTCTTTCGATTCTAATGGGATAAATGCAACAGACATAATGGAACCAGAATATGAATTTAAAACACTCCATCATCTAAAGTACATGCAATACACCGGACTCAACGACAAAAACGGTATCGGAATTTATGAACATGATATCATCCGTTTCACTTGGGAGACAGACAGCTGCTGGGGAGAATCCGGAACATATACAGGCTCTATTAGATTTGATACAGGAGTTACTGAGGTTGTCTACATTTCAAGAGAGAATACAAGAAGTTACCCGGACAGGTCTTGGGAGCAATTGAACGAATCCGATGATATCAAATCATTTGTTAGATGGACGGGTCTGGACAACATCGAAGTGATTGGCAACATATACGAAAACAAGGATCTCCTGGAGCAACCATGAACCCCATCCCAATCAGGCGCAAAAACAGAACAGAAGCCGAAAAAGCCGTGACTGAGCTTATCAGTCGCGGCTGCGAAGTCATTGTACCAGTTACTGAAGTGAAAACATCATTACAAAAGTCTGTGGCTGTGGTTTATTTTGCGAAATTAAGGAAGGTGGAGTAATGGGGCCTGAACCTATCTCAATACCTGAACACTTCACGGTGGACTGGTACACGAATCAGAAAGCACAACGTAAAACAGATGCGGAGATTGCGGAAGAATTGTTTGTTTCTTATGCCACCTTTGCCAAGTGGAAAAATCGTATCGGTTGGAAAGCTGGAGCAGGGCTAAAGTATTGCGGACGGAAAGTGCTGCCTGTCACGGATCGAGTAGCGGAGCTTTTCTCCAACAAGCTGAAACTGAAAGATATAGCAATGACACTCGGCATATCTGAACCGACTGTCAGGAGTCATTTAAGAAGGGCAGGGCTAAAACGTGCTAACCCGTAAATTGTACAAGTTGTACAGAAGACAAGGATATAATGACAAGCAAATTATGATTCTTGCAGACTGCACCAGACGTGATATAAGGCACGTTAGAGAAGCTTTCGAGAAAGAGATACCTAAACACCTTTTAGACAAAGCAAAGGCACTAGGGCTAAGCAGTGATGCTGTAAAGTGGCGTATTAGCGTGAAGAAATGGAGTGCAGAGGAAGCGTGCACAATTCCGAAGCAGGAGAAAGCATTCACCATGGAAGAACTCAATAATGCCAAAGTGCATCCAGCTACAGTTTATAAGCGAATCGCTAGGGGGTGGAGTCGCGATCAAGCGCTAAACACTCCTGGGAGAAGGGAAAAGAAACGCTGCCCATGTTGTGGGAAGTGACGTGGTAGACAAAAAAGTGCAGTAAATGGGGTGAGTTTATGAATCGCAAAGTTGCTTTACGAAAATTAAAAAATCATTGTATATGTTGCAACAAGTCTTTTGCGAAAGGTGATATATATTATCGCAAACGGGTTGTCTTTAAAGAATTCGGCGAGATTATTACTTATGAATATATCGTGTGCGCTCGCTGTAAATACGTAAATGAGCGTCAAAGCGAACGGCAAAAACGCTTTATAGATTCAGGGAAATGTCATCATCCAATAACAGATACCATTTGGACAACAATAGCAGGAGAAGCTGTAAAGGAACCATCACATACAGAATGTTGTATCTGTGGAAAGCACGTTTAATACACAATCCGAATAAAGTGCGCGACTTTCCATTCTCACACGTATTATATATTGAGAACAAAAGAAAAGAGTGCTCATGTACTCTACACAAGCACTCTTTCCCTCTTCTTTTTAGCTTTATGACGTTCGACTAACGCTTCATATTTTAAGCCTTTCTCAATCAATTCACTTAGTGCTTCATTGCGGTACTCGATTTCATTCTTAAAACGGTAATTTTGAACCTCGTTGTAAAGGTTTTCAGGAATTGAATAACAGAATGATAAGTTCTTACAGTTCTTTCTTTTGTGAGCCATTTGGGGTACTCTCCTTTTTTAATAAGTTTGTGTAATACAAAAATACATAGGTGGTGAAATTATGCGTTGTCGTGATCCTTCATAAAACAATGTAATACATTATTACTTTCCAAGTGCGAGTAGTTCATGAAGCTCAATATCAAGAGCGTGGCATAAAGTCTCCAGGGTGTCATAAGAAACATTATTGTTCTTGTTATTGTAAAACTTATCAAGTGTACGGCGGCTGATACTTAAACCTTTGTCATCAATAATCCGTTGAAGCTCCGATACACTCTTGATTCCTTTCTCAGCCATGACGATAGCGAGTCTGTTTCTAATCATTTCTATTCACCTTTCTTTGTGTATGCGTAATTTTGACTTAATTATATAATTATTTATCACCTTTGTAAAACATTTTATAACTTTTATACGTTTATCTTATGCTTAAGGTTTCAAAAATTATACCTAAGTAGTAGATTATTCCTTGCTAAATTTACTACAAAGGTGTAAAATTTAATTATAAAGGTAGTAAACGGAAAAGGAGGTGCATCAATGCCAATCCGTAACAACCTGAGAGTCCTGTTGGCTAAAGATGGTTTTCGATCTTTGCTCGAACTCTCGAAACAGCGCAGCATGAAAGAGTTTAAATACGCAAGACTTCTCCGATTCGCTAATCAACAACAAAACAAGCTTGATGGCGAATTAATCGAAGCACTTTGCAAAGAATTAAATTGTGATTTGAAAGACATGCTTTATCTGGAAAAAGCAGAATAGGAGGAATTTATGAATCAATTAGTCTTTATTGAGCAAGGACAGGCTGTTACCGACAGTCTGACTGTGGCTGAAGTGTTTGAGAAAAGGCATGACAATGTTTTATCAGATATTAGAAAGCAAGCCGAGTATGCTGGCGGGGATTTCGCTGCCCTGAATTTTCAGGAGTGCCAATACTTTGATAAAAATAATCGGCCAAGACCGAAGATTAATCTAACAGAGGATGCCTTTACTTTAGTGGCAATGAGTTACAACACAAAAGAAGCTGTACAAATGAAAGTGAAGTTCATCCAAGAGTTTAAAAGAATCAAAGAGCAGCTGCAAAAACAATTCGCTGTACCAACTACATTCTCAGAAGCTTTGCGGCTGGCTGCGGATCTACAAGAAAGAATTGAGTTAGACAAGCCGAAAGTGGAAGCGCACGACAAGTTCATCAGCGGAGATAATTACCAGAAGGTTGGTCAGGTAGCTAAGGCTTTGGGGATTGGTCGAAACAGGTTGTTCGCTTTTTTGAGAGATAACAAGATTTTCATGGGTGACAATACACCGTACCAGCAATTCATTGACAGAGGATACTTTGTAGTAAAGGAAAAGCCTATCACAATGGGCCGACAAGTCATCAATAAGCCACAAACCTATGTAACAGCTAAGGGTGTGGACTACATCTCTCGTCTTTTGGACAAAAAAATAGCCTAGTTGCGCCAACAACTAGACAAGCTTTAAACGACTTGTTAAATAATATGATCCTGTAGCCAAATTATATACCAAAAATATGGTTTTGGCTACAGGAGCATGTGTTCTGTATCTCGGAAGGAGAACCATTATGAATACAACAAAACGAAACATACTGATGTTTATCACTAATTATATAGAGGAACACGGCTATTCTCCGTCTTTTCGTGAGGTTGGGGAAGCTGTTGGCTTATTATCAACTTCGTCAATTCATCATCATTTAACAGCTCTAAAGAAGAGTGGATATATCACTTTTATTGAAAGAAGCCCAAGGACAATCAGGATACTTAAAGTGTAAGGGAAGTGGATGTTCGTGGCTAAATACAGACAGGTTCATGTCGAGTACTGGCAAGACGGTTTTGTTCTTGATCTGACGCCAGAAGAAAAATATTTCTATATTTACTTAATGACGAACAGCAAGACATCCCAATGTGGCATATATGAGTTGCCGAAAAGGATAATCGAGACAGAAACAGGATATAACCGGGAAACGGTTGAGAAGTTACTTCAGCGGTTTATTGATTACGGAAAGATTTCTTATTCAGACAGAACGAGAGAAATCATGCTCAAGAACTGGATTAACTATAATTTTATCAACAGTCCAAAGGTAATCAATTGCATTGAAAAAGAGCTTGAAAAGGTTAAAGAGCAACAGTTTGCAAACGATTATCGTATAGCTGCCAAACGGTTAGGATACGGTATCGATACGGTATGTATAGACTCGGGGGAAGAAAGAGAAGAAGAAAGAGAAGAAGAAGAGAAGAAGAATAATATACCCTTTGTCGAGATAGTAACCTATCTCAACGATGTGGCTAAAACTTCTTACCGATCAACTTCTAAAAAAACACAGTCATTAATCAAAGCCAGAATAAATGAAGGCTTTACACTGGATGACTTCAAAGCAGTAATTGACATCAAAACAGCAGAATGGCTTACAGACTCGAAGATGGTTAAATTCTTACGGCCAGAAACACTGTTTGGCACTAAATTTGAATCCTACCTAAACCAAAAGGGAGGAAGTTATGATCAACCTCAATTCAATATCCCAGAGGATGGGGATAAATACAATTTCGGTTTCTGACAATCGCTGCCCTAGCTGCAGTCGGAAATACTTACTCAAAGAGGGCGTGGAATACTGCTTTCACTGTGACGTTATCGCCAAAGAGGACAAGCAGGTATCAGACGAAATGAGTCTGCTAATTAAAAACAGGGAGGTTGATGAACTATTATCGGCCTTCAAGGAAAAAAGCCTGATGAACGTTGATTTGGAACAGGCAACATTTGAAAACTACAAGCCACAAAGCGAAACACAACAAGCGGCCTTAAAACAATCTCAGGAATATGTAGAATCATTCGACAGTCGGAAACGATTATTACTGCAAGGAAAGCCCGGAATCGGTAAAAGTCATCTTGCAGCATCAATCGTAAAAGAACTGATCAAGCAAAAGCACACAGGAATATTTATCTCTGTTCCTCGGCTGATGACAGAATTGAAAGCTACTTACAACCGAAATAGTACAGTAACCGAAATAGAACTGCTCACAGCGCTTCAGAAGGTCGATTTACTGGTTATGGACGACTTGGGAATAGATAGGGAAGGGCTGACAGACAAAGCAGCTACATGGGCCAAGGGAAAGGTTTATGAGATCATTGACAGCCGAGTTGGAAAATCAACAGTCTATACAACGAACTTCACTGGAAAAGAACTCATGCACATGTATGGAGAGCGTGATTTCAGCAGAATGTTTCAAGACTGCAAAGCGGTAAAAATGGACGGGAAAAATTATAGATTAAAAGACTTTATGTGAGGTGTCAAATGGCTAAAGGGTTGAATGGGCATATTGAATATACCGAGGAGCTTCTAGAAAGAAAATTAAACAATCATGAAAGATACCTGTTTGAATGGGCGTACACACAAGGGTACGAAGATTCTTCAGAAGGCACGCCAATGGAAAAAATGAGCACGCAAGGAATTGAAGATAATGGGTGAAGTAACTCAAATCATGCCAGGGGCGTATCAATTCGCCCCGGTCAATGTAGATCAAGCGGAAGTAAAAAAAGAATGGGATGAGTTCGCAGAAAGGTTGGCGGAATATGAAAGGCTGCATGAACTTGAAATCAGCAGGCAGGCTTGAAGCGAAGTATCTGAAGAACAGACGGCGCTATATATACACTGCGATGGATAACGTCAAGGAAGTGGAGTGGCACTGGTCAGCACCGGACGTAATTGCTTTTCAAGAGTTGTGGGAAGCAGGGATCAGCATCAAGGACATAGCAGCATATTTCAAGCAGTCAGAGTTGAGTGTGTTTTTGCTCTCTCTGGATCGGTTAAGCAAGGACAAAATTACGCCAAGGGAAGGGTGGAACATATGGTGAATGTGAGTGAAGCAATGGCGAAAATGGAATTGCAGGCGGTTGTCGGCCCGAATATGAATTTCGAGGATGTTCCAAAACCTGTTGAAATAGCTTGTAGAACGAAGAAAGAACTTGAAAAAACGCTGCGATATGTTCAGGAACAAATGGGGGATCCGGTTGTTTCGGTGAAGTTGATGGAATACATCGCAAATCTCGAATCAGAGCGTGATCTAGCACAGGAAGAATATCAAAGTACATTCGGCAAACTAGAACGAGTTGATGCCGACTTAGAAAGTCATAAGCACTGGCTCAAAGTGGCTGGTGGAGAAATTGAGAAGTACAAAAACGAAAACAAACACCTATGGGCGCTAATCGGTATCAAGGCGGCTGAAATGAATGTTTGATGAAGTGAGATCTTATTCCAAGGAAACTCAGTTGAGAGGGCATCAGAAGGATAAGGACACTCCAAAATTCAAAAAGAAACGAGTATACACTAAAAAGCCAAAAGTAAATAAGAACGTCGAAGTATTTCACAATCGCAGGATACCACACTGGAAAGAACGTGGTGAATTTAGCCGTAAGACAAAAAAGGAAATACAAGAGATATGGGGTGAATGGTGCTTCGTATGTGGCAACCCTGACATATCGCACCACCACGTATATGAAAAAGGATATGGGAAGGGTGGTAGAGGAGTAATAACAAACGGGCTGCCGTTATGCAACCTACACCATAATGACCATACAGTGGGGATTCATTTCAACAGGAAATTTTACAATGCGGTAAGAGAAATGTTCATCCAACGTTTTGGGCCTCATTACTACAAAGATAAATACGATTTATGGATGGAAGGACACATCGAGAATCCGACAGATGAATTATACAAAAAATTCATGATGAAGGAGATAAAACGATGTCAACAGAAGAACAGTTAGCTTTCCAAAAACTTGTGATACGGGAAGAATACAAAGACCTAGCGCACATCATACCAGCAAGAGATAAAGCACAAAAGCAAGTGGACAGAACGGCCAGACAATCTCTAAAACGGTTTAAGCGGAATGACTAAGCTGTATGTGCGTGAGTGGACGGAAGAAACAGTGGATGAGGACAAACTACAAGTGATTGAGGTATGCGAAAGCAAGTTAGAAGGAACGACATTTTTGATTTTCATAGAAAAATAGCTATAAGAATCCAATTTTCATTATGTGTCAAATGAGCGGATTGGACAAGAGAATTAGTGTTCGGTTTTGACACAAACTTTGCATTAAGGAGGATGAAACATGGTGACGATTGAAGTCTATTTAAAAATGAGAAATAACGGTAAAAGTCTTGAAGAAATTCAGAAGGAAAATGCTTTGAGTGAAGGAACTGCCTATACTTTAGAATTAGGGTATCAATGTTATCTGAAAAAGTTATCACTTGATAAGGCTATTAAAATAATCCAAAAGGTTTGATGCACAATCCGAATCAAAAACGAAGAAAAATTAGGAGTGGATAAATAGATGATTAATCGAGTAATTCTTGTAGGACGTTTAACAAATGCCAGCTCCTAAGACTAAGCAGACTTTTTATTCGCTGCCGATCGCTGGGAATATGCATACTGTTACGGGCAGGAAGAGAACACCAAAAGGGTATGTGGCTTTGTGCATAAAATCGCATCCTTTTAGTGATTCTGTTCACGGTTATGTTTTTGAACACAGAGTAGTGATGGAAATGAAATTAGGTAGATATCTAGAGCTCGGCGAAGTTGTTCACCATAAAAACGGGATTAAACACGATAATCGCGCAGAAAACCTTTCGTTAATGGATCACGGTGAGCATACAGCACTTCATCATAAAGGTATCTCCAGAAGCGAAGAAACAAAGGAATTAATGAGACGCAAAGCAAAAGAGCGATTTTCTGTTAAGGGGAATCACCATTCATATAAAAAAGTCGATAAAGAAATGCTTCTTTTTCTTCTTGAAGAATACGGACCAACTAAGGCAGCCCAAAAATTAGGGGTTAGCAGAAAGACAATTTATAACAAAATTCAAGAATTTAATTTAAAGGAGAATGATTCGAATGATTAATAGAGCAGTTTTGGTAGGAAGATTAACAGCTGATCCACATTTACGCTATACACCGAACGGCACACCAACAGCATCATTCACATTAGCGGTAAATCGTCCATTCAAAAACGCACAAGGAGAACAGGAAGCGGACTTCATCAATTGTGTGGTCTGGCGTAAACCCGCAGAAAACGTTGCCAACTATCTGAAAAAGGGAAGTCTTGCTGGAGTGGACGGAAGAATCCAGACACGCAACTATGAAGGGAATGACGGAAAGCGTGTGTATGTGACAGAAATCCTTGCAGAGAGCGTTCAATTCCTAGAGCCGAAGCAAAGTAACGGAAACCAAAACCAAAGCGCACAGGGGCAACAGAGAGCACCACAGAACACACGAGTGGATGATGACCCGTTTGCAGGCGGTGGCAACATAGATATCTCAGATGATGACTTGCCATTTTAGGAGGAAACTATGAATCTTAAAAACTGCACACTGGGCCAATTACTCTTCTTGGCCCGGTTTACTGAATATAGAATGCAAGCATTAAAGGAATTGGATGAGAGGGTGTACGGAGGATGAATCTTAAAAGACTATTCGAAGCGCAAAAAGTCTTACGTGACCGAATTGACTATAATGAGCCGGACAGGTTTGACAAGCTGATATTGGCATTGCTGGTTGAGTTGGGCGAATGCGCGAATGAGTGGCGGGGGTTCAAGTTTTGGAGCAAGGACCAGAAGCCAAGAGTGAAAGGGAAGTACCTAAAGTATGATTGCGAGTGTAATGGTGGGAATCGGTGGGTTGAGAAAAACCCACTCCTTGAAGAATACGTGGACGGATTGCATTTTATTTTGGAGTTAGGGATTGAGTTAGAAATTCCTGAATCAGGTGATTGCGAGTTTGCAGAAATCTATTGTGGCGATGAGCCAAACGTTACTGACCATTTCATACTTATCTTTCAATTAGCTCAACTCGAAACTTATGAATTTGGGCAATGGCAAGAATTGTTTATTGAATACGTAAGGCTCGGACAAATGCTCGGCTTTACCTGGGAAGAAGTAGAACAAGCCTATTTCGAGAAAAATGCAGAGAATCATGCAAGACAGGAGCGTGGATACTGATGGAAAAGGACGAACTAATCTCCATACTAAGCATGATCACCAGTTACAGCTATGAATATCTGAAATCACTGGAGCCGGACAAGCTGCAGGAAATATATGACGACAGGAGAAGCAAATGAGCGGGTTGAAATCGAGAAGGAAAGGGCAGTCAGCCGAAAGGGAGTTTGCTAAGTTGATAGGCGGTCTTCGTGTACCGTTGTCAGGGGCACAGGAAGGATACGCAAATGATGTTATAGGGTTAGGGTTAGCGTGGGAAGTAAAACGCCGGAAATCAGGATTTAAACAGCTTTACGATTGGATAGAGGATGAAAGAGAAAAACCGGATGCGGTAGCACTTAGGACGGATAACAAGCAATGGATTGTGTGCATGACATTAGATAAGTTCAAGGAGCTGATGGATAAATGAAAATAATTACCTCGCTCACATTTGAAATAAATATGCCTAAACATGAAACAGAAGCATACGAAGCGTTGTCGGAAAATGAAAGAAAAATACGTATTGAAGCCATGAAGGAAGAATTAGCCGAGATTATTGTTGATGAATGTGAAGGAGAAGCAAAATTCACAAACTTCACTATTCACGTTGAAGAAGGCGAGTAAATGACCAACCAAATAGAACTATCCTCTGTTATAGCAGAGATGCGGGAAGTAAGACAAAGGCTGAATGTAGCATCAAAGCAAATATTCAGCCTAGCCACAGCCAAAGCAGAAGCGGAACGGAATTACAAGGTGGCACTAAGGCAGGAGATCTTGAAGCTTAAGAGTGAGGGGTTTCCTGCAACCCTTATCAACGACTTGGCGAAGGGTGAAGAGAGAATAGCACAGCTGAGACTGGAACGGGATATAGCGAAAGAAATGTATTTGTCGGGGTTGGAGTCAATGAAACAGACGAGGACAGAAGCGAGCGTGCTGCAGACAGTCGCGAAGGTGCAGAGTGATTGGTAGAACCTAAAGGAGGAAGTAACCATGAAATATTGTGAGTTGTGCGAAGTAAACGAAGCGAAAACAGAAGTAGAATACCATGATGTTAATTATGAAGTTTGCGAGCAGTGCAAAGTGTTAGCGGAGAACGAGTAAAGGGGGATAAGGAATGTCAGCATTGGTAAAACTGAAAAAAGCCACTTTTAAACATATAGAATCAGAGTTATACAGCTATCAAGATACATTGAGGGAAATTGAATTCCTGCGGAAGAACATCATGTTCACAAATGAAAACGATGACGAGAATGTAGGTGGGGGAAGAAGCTCTCTTCCGTCATCACCAACAGAGAATATCGGTACAAGGTTGGCGACTCATAAGAAGTTGGTAAGGCTGGAAGAAGTGGCACACGCCATTGAGAAGGTGTTTACAGGCTTGCCAGAGGATTATCAAAAGTTGGTGAGGTTAAAGTATTGGACAAGACCACAGACCTTAACATGGGAAGGGATAGCTGAAGGACTACATGTCAGCAGAAGACAAGCATTTAACTGGCGAGATGAAATTGTCTATGCAGTAGGTGAAGTGTTGGGATGGCGGTAATGAATAATTGACATAAAGTATAACGAAAAATAAAGGAGATAAACGGATGAATGAATATGATGTTGAGGTAAAATTTATTGACGGAACTACTGTTATCATTAAGGTTGAAGCAAAAGACGAAGATGAAGCATTAGAAAAAGCAATGCCAATTAGCTTAAGGCTTTAGTGTTATACTTCGAATAAATTGCGAAGGAAAGGGCGGTTTGAAATGCATGATACTCTTTATTTTCAGGTGAAAAGATTAAAAAGACATTTAACTATTATATTAGGTAGGATGGGAATTTTTAAAATCGCAGAATGGACTATTAGAAAGCTATCAAGAATTATTAAGTAATACACACTTAGGTGGGAATGTGCAATTGCAAACGTTGGAAAAGTCATATTTGACGAAAACTTAGACGCAAAAGGAGTGAAGAAATGAATAGGGAACAAATTTTGAAAAATCTAAGACTTCAAATCGAGGAAATCAAAACGTGGATTATTGACGCAAATAACCGAGATGAACATAACGAAGTGTCTTATCATAACGGAAGATTAGAGGCTTTAGAAGGAATTGAAAATAAAATTAATCAAGGATTTTGGAAGATAGATTAACTTCGCAGTCCGATTCAATTATGCACTATAATTGCACTTTCGGGCTTAAAAACCGTGATATTATTGTATTGTAAGAAGTTTATAAGGTGCGGAAACACCTTATCTCAGGTGTATTTGAATTAGTAAAGCGGCACTGCGACTATGCAGGGCCGCTTTTTTATGGGCATGTACCAAGGTGGCGAGACGTTCTCCAAAACCGTATGTGGCAGGTTCGATTCCTGCCGCTCATGTATCGTCTATTTTTATGCTTATACAAATGTAACCAATGCCGCTGCAGAGGGATACTTGCTAAGGGGCAGAGCTGATAACTCTGACAGGCCTAAGCATCATTGGTTGCATTTTTATGATTATAAAGAGGTGATGTTTATGAAAGAGAATAAGCAACAGGATAAGTCACCTAATAAAAAAGAACACCTAAGCGAAAAGGATATAAAAGAATTAATGGGAATGAACAAGCAGACGTATAAACGAAATCGACACGGGGCGGTAACAAATAAATGATGATGCAGTGGATTAAATCTAAGTTTAGAAATCACCGCTATGTGAATATAGGAACCTCTAGTACAGGTGGAGCTGAGTATAAATGTTTAGATTGTAAACGGCAGCTTTATGTACCTTTGGAGTGGTCTTACATGTTAAATATTAAGAAGATTAAAGGATGTAAAGGAACTATTAGGAGGCGGTGAGGATGTAATGAAACTAACAGAAAAACAAAAGCGTTTTGCTGATTACTACATTGAGACAGGGAATGCGACTCAGTCTTATATTGATGCAGGCTATAAAGCCACAAGCCGACAAGTAGCAGAAGCAAATGCAAGGAAATTACTCGCAAATTACTCGGTTAAGAAACTTATTGATGAAAGAATGGCTGAAAAAGAAGATGAACAGATCGCGAAGCAAGATGAAGTGTTGCGTTATCTTACTAAGGTAATGCGAAGAGAAGAAAAAGAACACCAGGTTGTTACCTTAAGAAGAAGTCGAAGTTGGTATGAAGATGGGAAGAAGCAAACTGTTGAAGAGGAAGTTTCTGAGATAGTTGAAATTCCATCTAAGCTATCTGATGCGAATAAAGCGGCTGAACTTCTTGGCAAGCGCTACGCCATGTGGACAGACAAACAAACTGTCGATGTTCAGGGAGCTGTCACATTCGTTGACGATATAGGTGAAGAGGATGAAACGTAAATTATCCGAATTCATCCCGAAAGCATTCTTTACTGTCTGGAGAGTGGCGCTAGATCCGAAAATATTGAACATCGTCTGCAAAGGCGGCCGTGGTTCTGGTAAGTCCTCAGATATTGCTCATATCATTGTTCAATTGCTTATGAGATACCCGGTTAACGGCGTTGGTATCAGAAAAGTAGATAACACGATCGAACTGTCTATTTTCGAGCAGATCAAATGGGCGATAAGCGAGCAGGGCATAAGCCATTTGTTCAAGGTGAATAAATCACCTATGCGGATTACTTATATCCCCAGAGGGAATTACATGGTGTTCAGAGGGGCACAGGAACCAGAACGGATTAAATCATTGAAATCGGCTAACTTCCCGTTTGCTATCGCTTGGATAGAGGAATTAGCTGAATTCAAAACAGAAGACGAAGTAACTACCATCACCAACTCCTTATTGCGCGGAGAATTGGACGATGGTCTTTTTTATAAATTTTTTTACTCTTACAACCCACCAAAAAGAAAGCAATCATGGGTGAACAAGAAATATGAAACTCAGTTTGTCTCGGACAACACTTTCGTTCACCATTCCACTTATTTAGATAATCCTTTTATTGCCAAGCAGTTCATTGAAGAAGCAGAAGCAGCAAAAGAGCGAAACTTACTCAGGTACGAATGGGAATATCTCGGTAAGGCAATCGGTTCTGGTGTTGTACCGTTCGATAATCTGAAATTCAGAACAATTACAGACGAAGAAATCAAATCATTTGATAATATCCGTCAGGGTGAAGACTGGGGATATGCCACAGACCCTTATTCGTTCGTTAGATGGCATTACGACAAGACGAGGAAAAAGATATATGCCATGGACGAACTGTATGGGGTGAAAATCTCCAACAGAGAAGCGGCCGAATGGAGAAAGAAAAAAAGCTATCATGATACCAACACGACATCCGACTCAGCAGAACCAAAATCCATTGCAGAAATGAAATCGTATGGAGTGAGGACAAAAGGAGCCAGGAAAGGCCCGGGTAGTGTTGAGTATGGTGAAAAGTGGCTGGATGACTTAGAGGAAATCATTATAGATCCGAAGCGTACACCGAACATAGCGAAAGAGTTTGAGAACATTGATTACCAGACTGATAAAGACGGTAATCCAAAAGCGAAGTTAGAGGATAAAGACAATCACACAATAGACGCCACCAGGTACGCCTTTGAGGACGATATGAAACAAAGCAGCATTTCAATTTTAAGGTAGGTGAGAATATGTACCCGAACACACCAACAGAAACAGAAAAACTCGCAGCGCAAATGCAAAAAGACTCAGCAACAGCGCATCAACGGCTTATTAAAGAGTATATCGACAATCACGACACATCTAAAATGGCGGAAGGTGTCAGGTATTACGAGAATGAGAATGACATCACCAAGCGTGTACAATATGCCGTTGTAGACGATGTAAAGATTGTTGACAATGAAAAAACAAACAACAAAATCCCTCACGGGTGGCATAAGCTTCTCGTAGATCAGAAAGCAGCTTACCTTGTCGGTCAGCCAATCAACTTCTCAGCCGATGATGAAAAGCTAACCGAGTTTATCAACGAATACCTTGGCGAGAAGTGGGATGACACAGCGAATGAGTTAGTCGTTGCAGCGTCGAACAAGGGGAAAGAGTGGTTACACCCTTTCATTGATGAAGATGGCGAGTTTGATTTCATGCAGATCCCTGCCGAACAATGTATTCCTGTTTATGCGGATAAACGGAATAGAAAACTCGCTTACATGATCCGGTATTATCCTCATGTATTGGTTGACGAAGAAACAATCCGTGTAGAGTTATCGGATGACAAACAAGTTTGGTTCTATGTAAAATCAAATGGTGAATACATTCCTGATCCGTCAGTAGAGGAAAATCCGCAATCACACTTCTATTACGGCGCAGGAAAGAATATGAAAGGTTATGGTTGGGGCAGAGTACCTTTCATTAAGTTTCGCAACAACGAGCAGGAGAAAGGCGATTTAGCGTATTACAAGCAGTCGATTGACTCGTTTGATAAACGTGTATCCGACAATCAGAATACGCTTGATGAAATCCAGGAGCTTATCACTATTCTAAAGGGCTATGATGGTACTGATTTAGGTGAGTTCCAAAGAAATCTAAGATACTACAAAACAATCAAAGTCGATTCAGAAGGCGGAGTGGACACACTTAAACAGGAAATGCCTATTGCTTCGATTGACAGCCATTTAGACAGGCTGAGAGAGTCGATATTCACATTTGGCTTTGGGGTAGATGTTGGCACGGATAAGTTTGGGAATAGCCCATCGGGGATTGCACTTGAATTTTTGTATTCACTCCTCGATCTGAAAGCAAGCACGCTAGAGCGTAAATTCAGACCAGCATTACAAGAGTTGATGTGGTTTCTTTGCGAATATCTGAGTATATCAGGCAAAGGTGAATTCGACTACAAAGAGGTTGATTTCACGTTCAAGCGCACTATGATGGTGAATGAGCTTGAAATTGCTGACATTGCTCAAAAGAGCGCGGGGATTATCTCTAAGAAAACCATCCTTGCGAATCACCCTTGGGTGGATGACTTGCAACAGGAAATGAAAAGGATTGAGGAAGAAAAAGAGGCATACGTTGACCTTGAAACTCCAATCAAACAGAATAAGGTGAACAACAATGAGCCTGGAAAACAATCTTAAACAATTCGATGCCCAAGCCGAAAAATTAGCTGAACTAACCGAAAAAGAACTGATTAAGTCTTATTCTCTTGCCTTGAAAGAAGTCAGGGCTTACATGGCCGAGGTTTATTATGAATATGGTACGGCTGATGGCCTATCATACGTTGAGATGCAGAAATATAACCGTATGATGACTATCGAAGAAGAGATGAAGAAGCGGTTAATGGAGCTAACCGGAAAGAACGCTAAAACACTCGAACAAGGCTTGAAAGATATTTATGAGTTATCCTATTACTCAACTGGTTATGCGCTTGATACGGCTTCCTACAGCGAAATAGGGGGCATTGGTTATATGCCTGTCAGTAATGATACAGTGATAGCATCCGTACAAAATCCAATCAGCGGTTTGACCCTTACTGAACGACTGGAAAAGAATAGGGTAAATCTGATATACTCAGTGAAGCAGGAATTAACACAAGGTTTAATACTCGGTGAGTCGTATCAAAAGATGGCGAAACGCTTGAAAGAAACATTCGAGGGTGATGCTGCCAAGGCGATTCGAGTAGCACAAACTGAAAGTCACCGTGTAAAGAATGCAGGGCGCTATGATTCCATGAAACTAGCCCAAGCAAAGGGCATAAGATTAAAAAAGAAATGGGTATCTACTCTTGATAAAAAAACTCGCCGAAACCACCAGGAACTTGATGGAAAAACAGTCAACATTGACGAACCATTCAAGAACAACGGAGCAGAAGCAATGTATCCAGGAAGCTTTGTAGGGCACAATTCGGCAGGGCAAAATATTCATTGCCGATGCACCTATATAAGCGTTATTGATGGTTATGAGCCAACTGTGAGGGCATCAAGGGGCGAGGATGGCAAGACGAAGGTAATCAAGTACACCACTTATGAAGAGTGGAAAAAATCCAATATTGAGGGATGATGACTACGAAAATTTATACAGTAACGCATGTGTATTATGATGAAACTGGTTTAGAAATCGCAACCCATGATGAGCAAAAGGCTATAGAAACATTCAAAAAAGATGAAGATAGTGTATTGAATATTTGGGAAAACGATAAACGTGTTTTATCGGTATACCGAGATGGAAATGAACTTCATCCTGACTTTCACGAGGATAAAACAGCAGAAAAATTAAATCAATTTCATAAGATTAAAACAATATTTGATTTAGAGGGGTGATGCGTATTTCTAAGAATAAAAGTAGTCCATTTGTCATTGACTTAAAGGATGTTGGGTTACCGAGACAAGTTTTACTTCTTATTAAGCGTGTCTATAATGACCCAAATACAAATCGACACACAAAGGATTTAATTCGTTTTGAATTGCAAAAGTTATTAGGACGAGAATTTGATATTAAAGGATTTTTAAATAATCAAGATTAAGGCATCCATTCGGGTGTCTTTTTTCGTGGGGTGAAATGATGATACCGAGCAAAGTGAATGTGGCTGGTGTGGAATATAAAGTGGTTGAAGTTGAAAATGTCATTATTGATGGCAGTGTTAATTACGCTGGTTCCTGTAGTTATAGTGCTAGCAAAATCGAAATATTAAATAGTTTATCAGAAACTAAAAAAGAGCAAACACTTGTCCATGAAATGCTACACGCTTGTTTTAACGAAGCTGGATTCAATGAACAGGACGAAGACGTGGTAAATCGAGTGAGTATTGTGCTATATCAAGTTTTGAAGGATAACAAACTGTACTTTGGTGGCCCGAAAATCGTTATTGACGGTATGGAATAAGTTTTTTCGGCTTGCTGAATGTCGTTAAAAGTGAGGAGTGGGAAGATGATAGCAACGATTGACGGTTTAATGGTAAATGGTACACCGGAAGAAATTCATAGGTTCAGAGAATTGAATGTTAAATCCAAGACATCGACAGACATGTTTTTCAAATGTGGAGCAGTAACTACTACAGTAGATATCAACGAAATTGCAAAGAAGTTAGACCATAAGTTGAAAATAGAAGCAAGAAGAGGGGCGACGATATGAAAGTCGTTACCATTTACAATAAGGAAACACATGAGCTTATCGCTTCAGTTGCGGATAACAAAGCTATAGTCAAGGATGGATATGAAGTCATGATAACAGAGGAAACAGAATAGCAACGGTTTAAACAAGGCGCTTTAAAAAGTGCTTTTTCGTGTCTTTTTAAAGGTTAGACACCATAAAGAAACGCATTCCTTAGCGTGGAGGGTTACACGCCAAAAAAACTAATAAGGATGGAGAATATAAATGGATTTAAAAGAATTATTAGGTGAAGACCTATACAATCAAGTCATCGAGAAAGCAGGAGATAAGAAGCTTGCGGTCGTGAATGATGGGAATTGGTTGCCGAAAGAGAAATTCAACGAGAAAAACGAAGAAGTCAAGGATCTCAAAGCCGAATTAAAGCAGCGTGACGAACAAATAGGTCAGCTGAAAACATCAGTTAAAGGCAATGAGGAACTCGAAGCGAAAATTGCAGGTCTGCAAAAAACCAATGACGATTGGGAAGTGAAATACAAGGAAACACAACTGAATACAGCTATCAAACTGGCAGCAAAGGGCGCGAAGGATGCAAACGATGTGCTTGCGTTCATCAAAAAGGATGGACTGGAGCTGCAAGATGATGGAGCGGTGAAAGGCTTGGACGATGCGCTTAAAGCGTTGAAAGAATCCAAGTCTTATTTGTTTGAAGAACCAGGACTGAAGGGCAGAATGCCAAACAATGACCCAACGCCACCAGCAAACCAAACCAATCTTCAAACAGAGTACGAAAAAGCGGTAAGCACTGGGAATATGCCGTTAGCAATATCAATCAAAAATAGAATCTTCCAAGGGGAAGAATAGGAGGAATAATATATGCCAGCAAATGTAAATGGAACAGGAACAACTTGGAACTTGCCAAACTACGCAGGAGAACTTTTCACAGCTTCACAAGTCAATACACCATTCTTAACTATGATCGGTGGTCTATCTGGTGGTGGTAAACAAACTGCCAACTTCGAATTTCCGACTTATTCTGATTACGATTTACCAACAGCAGCACAGCCAGCTATCACCGAAACAGCATCATTAACTGCGCCAACTGCAGAGGAAATTGTCCGCGGTCAAGCAACTAACGTAACACAGATTTTCCAAGAAACGATTTCTATCTCTTATGCGAAACAGTCCAATGGCGGCCGTCTATCAGGATTAAACACACAAGGGCAGCAAAATAATGCACCATCAGAGAAGGATTTCCAAATCGCGCGTAAATTAGAAAAAATTGCGCGTGATGTTAACTTTACTTTCCTTAATGGTGTGTATCAGGTTGCTACAGCGGCAAACGTAGCAAATAAAACACGCGGTATTTTTGCTCTTGCTGCGACTATTAACACATTAGCGGCTGCAGGAGCTGCGTTAGATAAAGCGAAAGTAGATGCTTTATTGCTCCAAATGTTTAATAACGGTGCTAAATTCCAAAACATGGTACTGTTCACAAACGGATTCCAAAAACAAAAGCTGTCTCAAGTTTACGGTTATGCTCCACAAGATCGTAATGTCGGCGGAGTCAATATCAAACAAATCGAAACAGATTTCGGGAACATCGGGATTGTGCTTGACCGTATGGTTCCAGCATCTTCAATCGGCTTGTTCGAAATGAGCGAAATTTCCCCAGTATTCCAACCTGTACCAGGTAAAGGTAATTTCTTCTATGAAGAGTTAGGAAAAAAAGGAGCTGCAGAAGAAGGACAAATCTTCGGCCAAATTGGTTTGGCACATGGTCATGCTTCACTACACGGTTCTATCACAGGACTAGCAACATCTTAAAGAAAAGGTAGGGGTTTTCCTCTACCTTTTTTATTTGAGGAGGGAATAGAATGGGTAAATTGCAGGACGATGTTCGTATTGATAAGACCTTAAAAGAAGTCATTCAAATGCCAACACAAGCAGATAGTGCAGCTGCGGATGTAGCAACATTGAAAACAGATTTTAATGCATTATTATTAAAACTTAAAAATGCTGGATTAATGAAATAGGAGGAATGAAACATGAAATTTAAAGGCGCTGGTTTAGTTTGGAATCCTGAAACTAATACTCTATTAGGGAAGTTTGAAGATGGTGTATTGGAAACAAAAGATAAGAAGGAACAAAAATTGCTGAAAAAATTAGGGTTTGAAGTGTGCGAGGGAGAAGAAAAAGAAGTAGAAGAGGAAATAGAAGGGGGAGAAGGAGAGGGAAAATAAACTCTCTCTTTTTTCATGAAAGAGGGTGTGAAAGATGTCAATAACGACACTCCAAAAAGCAAAAAACGTCCTAGGGATAAGCGGGACAAATAAAGACGAGCGTATAACCGAATTAATACTGTTGGTCGAGGATTGGATCAAAGGATACTGCAACAATGATTATGTTGATGGTTATCCAACTGGATATGAATTGATCGCAACCAAGATGATTGAATACAACCTCAACCAAAAGGCTGGAGTAAGCGCTGAAAGCCTTTCTCGCTACTCTGCTACGTTTAGTGAGGATTATCCTAAATCAATCACCAAAGGCTTAAGGCGGCGGTTAACATGGTGACAATCCAGCGTGTGACGACCGTATCGAATGGATTTGGCGGTTATATCGAAACGTGGACGAATCATATTGAAAATTACGGTACAGCACTCGATCAGTTAAGCGGCAATGAGTTTGTGAAAGCAGACAAAACCTTCCCAGGCTCAACCCATATTCTAATTGGTGACATTGCTGACATTACCGAGAATGACCGGGTACTCCTCAACAATGAGCAATACGACATAAAGAACGTGGACAATCCGATGAACATGGACCGTCACTTGGAAATTCTACTCGAATACAAGGGGGCGGTTACATGATTAAGCATAAGTCGAACCTTCAAAGTGTGTTGAGAGCCTTGGATGATGCAGAAGAAAGGGCGTTGACCGGAGTAGGGGAGTTTGTCAGGAGTGAAGCTCAGGCGCGGTCTCCTGTAAAAACAGGGGAGTTGAGGGATTCTAACGATTATAAAGTTGTATCGGAAGAACAAAAGGTGCTTATCGGCAACAGCACGGACTATGGCTTATGGGTGCATGAAGGTAGTTCTCGTCAGCGTTCTCAACCTTGGCTAAGAAGTTCTGTTATGGAAAACGTTTCTCGGATTAAGAATCTGATCGGCGAGTTGATGCGCCTATGATGAATCTACTAAAATATCTTTTCACGTTGCTTTCTCAAGCGCAGAAGCCTGTCTATTTCGAGCAAGCGCCAGAGAAAGACAGTATTACACTCGCACCACCTAAATTCCCTTATATCGTCTTTAAATTGCCTGACAGTCTGAATGTAGAAAATGATAGGCAAGATTACTCCTTAATCATTGACATATGGGATAACAGGACAGATACAACAGCCTTAGAAAACCTCACAAGCCAAGTTGATAAACTGCTTTACAGGCTCAGGGTGACGGATATGAACCAATTCCTCATGTTCGAACGTGAAAACCGACTTATGATACCAGATGAAGATACAAGTATTAAGCGCAGGCAACTACAATATACAGTCAAACAATATGAAAGGTAGTGAAATACATGGCAATAGAACAAGTAAAAACAATTGGCTATAACGCAAGTGTGCCGGACCACCTCCTATTGGATGCCGGAGCGATTTATAAAAATGTCACGTATGCTGAAGCAACTGGCATATTCTCGGGTGAAGCGCTGGGAGCAACACAGGGCGGCAACGAGTTTTCCTACTCGCAAGAAATCCGTCCAATCCCAATTGATGGAGTAAAAGGCCGCGTTAAAGGATTGCAAGTCGTTGACAGCGAAGAAGCGGTCTTGACTGTCAATCTATTGGAACAAACAGCAGCCAATCTTAAACTGGCGATCGCAGGTTCAACGCTTACATCGGATACGAATTATGATGTGATTACCCCAAAGGGAAAAATTGAGGCAACAGACTACCTCGATAATATCGCTTATGTCGGACGTGTGTCAGGTAGTTCTAAACCTGTTGTAATTATCCTCGAAAACGCTCTATCTATCGAAGGGCTTAACCTTAAACCAGAGGATAAGAAAGAAGCAGTATTGCCAATCAAATTTGCAGCTCATATCGGACCTGATGAAGCAACTACAGGTGTATTGCCAGTGAAAATCTATTTCCCGAAAGCGACGGTGTGATGAATGGATAAAGAGATTCGAGTGATTTCCACTGTAAAGATCAAAGGAAAGGAATATCAGGTTAGGGGATTGAATTTCGATGATACTGAAATCATTTCTATGATCTTGGATAAAACAGATTTTGATCTTGCTAAATATGAAACAGAAGCCAAAGAATTAGTGAAAGCATCTAAGAAGAATAAGGAAAAGTTAGAGAGCTTAGGTACAGCTGTTTTTTTAAAGGTTATCACTGATTTAACGAAAAAATATTATAAGGTCCATAAAGAATTCACCGAGCTGATAGCATCATTAATCGGGGTTAAACCGGAAAACGTAAAGACAATGCCTATTTCAACTCCATTAGTGGTGCTGAAAGAACTGGCGAAAGACGAGGATTCACTTGATTTTTTCTCCTTTCTAAAACAGTAGACCACTACGAAACACTCGACTTCCTTTTAAAGCGGTATAAGGGCATGGATATTGTGTATCGTTTGAAGCCTAAGAAGCTTTTAAAGCTATTAAGCAAGGCTAGAGAAAAGGAATTAGAGGAAACAGTGTGGGAATACTGGCTCACCTTAGATACAGAAGCGCAGAAAAAACAGCCATTTAACGTGTATCTTAGGGAGTTAAAGAAAGCAGCAAGTGATCCGAAAACTTCAGTTGGGCTAACAGAGGAAGAAATCTTGCAAGATGCAGAAAACATATTAAAAAGCATGGGGCGCACTTAGTGCGCTTTTTGTTTGCCCTCGAAAGAAGGTGAGAATTTGGAACTGTTTAAGTTATGGGGAACGGTTGCACTGCGTGATGAGGAAGCGAGACGCGGGCTAGATAACATTGATAAAAAAGCAGAGGGAACAAGTAGTAAAATCGGTGGTTTCTTTGGTAAGGCCGGGTCATTAATGGGAAGTGCGGTGGTAGCTGGGGCTACAGCGGCCGGAGCTGGACTGGTGACACTAACGGGCATCATCGGTAAAGTCGGGATTGACTACAATTCGATGATAGAAAACAGCCAAGTAGCATGGACCACACTCTTAGGCACACAAGGAAAAGCTAAGGATATGTTGAAAGAGATTGCGACATTCGCCAAGACGACTCAATTTGAGACGGAACAAGTCGATATGATGGCAAAGTACATGCACAATGCCGGACTCGAAGGCAAAGCCTTATTTGACGAATTAACCAAGGTTGCTGATGTATCCGGTGCATTCAACATTCCTGCTGCAGAAGCTCAGGAATTAACCCGTCAAATGTCACAAGTGCGCCAAGCAGGGTTAGCCTATACCGAGGATTTAAACGTGCTACAGGACCGTGGTATCCCGATTTACAAAGCGATATCGGACCAATTAGGCATAACTGTCGCTGATGTAAAGAAAATGGCTAGTGAAGGGAAATTGACTTCTGATATATATCTAAAATCATTTGATAATATCGCTAAAGGTGTGGAAGGGTCATCTGAAAAACAAAGTAAAACCTTTACTGGTATGATTTCCACACTTAAAGATAACTTGAAGATGATTAGTGGAGAACTGACAAAAGGCGCTTTCGAAAAGATGAAAGGCGTGCTCGAAGATGTCATGCCTGTTTTAGATAAATTTCTTTCCAATTTGAAAGACGGTGGTTTAAAAGGTGCAATTGCTGGTCTTTTCCCTCCTGGGATGGCTGATAACATCAAGGGGTTTACGGACGGTGTTAGCGGGGCATTTGGTGCAGTAAAAAACGGCATACAAGAATATAAGGACTTTGTCAAGAGTGCATTCTCTGGTGACGGGAACGTTGGTGAGTCATTTAGCAAGATATTTAAATCCATCAAAGATGTTGCACTGCCAATTTTAAAAGATGCAATTGACTTTGTGAAAGAAAAATTCGGGGAACTGAAAGCCTTTTGGGATGAAAACGGTGCTCAGATTGTCGAAGCTGTACAAAATGCATGGAGTATGATCGCATCAATCATCAGTTTTTTTATGCCGGCTATCCAATTGGTCATACAAACAGTTTTGGAGAATATCAAAGGGATTATATCCGGAGCGCTTGACATCATAATGGGGGTTATCAAAATATTCACCGGGTTATTTACTGGTGATTTTTCTTTGATGTGGGAAGGAATAAAACAATTATTCTCTGGAGCGTTTGAATTTTTATGGAATTTATTCAATCTCTTGATGATTGGCAAGTTCCTTGGTGGTATCAAATCCTTTATATCTTCGGGTATTAGCTCATTCAGGTCGTTCGTTGATGACATCGTAAACATGTTTAAGGGTTGGGGAGATAACATTATATCCACTTTTAACAATTTGCGGTCAAAAGGAACTGGCATTTGGAACTCCATGATTTCTGCAGTTAAGAATACAATGGGCCCATTTGTTTCCAACATCAAAACTCGATTTGGTGAAGTGCTGGACAATGCACTGTCAATCTTCAGAAAAGTGAAAGATGCGATCATGAACCCGGTTAGGACTGCAAAGAATGCCGTTAAGGGATTTGTCGAAGAAATCAAAGGATTTTTTAGAAATATGAAATTGAAACTCCCTGACATAAAAATGCCACACTTCAAGGTTAAAAACTGGTCAATGAATCCAAAGGACTGGCTTAAAGCAATGCCGTCTCTTGGTGTAGACTGGTATGCGACAGGTACAAACTTCGCACCCGGCGGATTGACAATGGTCGGTGAGCGTGGCCCAGAACTAGTGCGCCTGCCGAGAGGTTCAAAGGTTGATACAACCAGTGAAACAAAGCAAATGATGGGTAATACAATCAATTTCGAAGGCATGATGAGCGGAGCGACATTCATCGTCAGAGAAGAAGTGGATATCAAGAAAATCGCTCAAGAGTTACGTGATTTAACAGTAAAAGCAGCAAGGAGCAAAGGGGTGGTGATGGTATGATAACACTTGACGAATATGCACCAAGTCATTTCGGATTGCTGTTTTTGAAAGACCATTACCACCCAATGACCCCTGAAATGAGAGAAAAGGCAATGACTATCCCTGGCATGGACGGGCAATGGGATTTTGGCTCTGAATGGGGTTCACGACAATTTAAGCTGCCGTTTGCAATGATTGAATATGACAGATACGAGCTACAACGCAAATTACGTGCGCTTGTGGCTTTTTTATTGGATCCGTATGGTAAGCCAAGAACAATAAAGCTTACGTTTGATTACGAGCCAGATAAGTTTTATGAAGTTAAACTTGATGGGAAGATTGACATCAAAAGGATGATGGACACAGGACAATTTGATTTGTCTTTTGTTGCTCACAAACCTTACGCAAAATTCTTGGTCAGTGCTGATGAAATCGCAGTCGATTCCGACATACCTGTCATGAGTGACTTTACAATCGGAGCGGAGTACGAATTTACCACTAATGGAGAGCAGACAATTACAGTTATTAATGACGGTAGTATCGCTGTTCGCCCAACAATGTTTATCAGCTCACTGCACAGTGCTGTAACGGTTTCGGCAAACGGCAAGGCATTTACACTAAATGAGTCAGCAAACATCGTAGAAGTTAACGGAGAGTTTTACACGGTCAAGGTAAACGGAGTTAATTCATTATCGCTGATGACTGGTGATTTTATTGAATTGCTACCGGGTGAAAATAACGTGACCATCACAGGAACAAGCGTGAATATATCGTTTAAATTTTACAGTCAATATATATAGATGGGAGGGGCGTATATGGTTACGTTTTTTAAGCGAAATGATACAAACGACCGTATTGAGTATATGCCGACTACATCAAACGGATTGCCGGAAGATTTAACAGGCGCAACAGCAAAGTTTGTCATGACTTCAGGTGACAAGACGTATATCAATGCAGATGCTGATATCATTGGCGATTCTCTTGTATACGTGTTTAATGCTGCTGATTCACTTTATGTCGGAAATTATGTCGGTGAATTTCATGTCACGTTAGCGGATGGAACGATACGACACTATCCACGGAAGGGATTTCTAAGCATTGTTATAGAACGAACACTTGACCCTATGAGCGAAACACAGGCTGAGGAAGCGATTGCTTTAAATGTATCGCTTATCGAGGATTTTAAAGCGGATATTAACACGCAAGTTGCGACAATGAGAATGGCGGCAACAGATGCACAGGCAGCAACAATAACAGCTAACGCAGCGGCATCGCATGCACAGACCCAAGGGGATTATGCGAAGAGCGAAGCAGATAGATTGGTTGGTACTGATGTAAGTGTACTCGATAATAAAATCGGCGCGCTAAGCAATTTACAGACGATAAACAAAGATAGTGTGGTTGCGGCGGTCAATGAGACTACTGCACAGTTGGCTGAAAAGGCGACAAAAGATGAAGTTAGTAATATTTCTCTTAATATTGATGGCGTTAATAAAAAGCTAAGCGGTATTAAGTTTTCAGATTTGCAGGAGCCCATTTATTTCGCACACCGAGGTGCCAAAAATATCTTCCCGGAATCAAGTCAAGAGGCTTATCGCGGGTGTGTAAACATGGGCTTAAGTGTAATCGAAATGGACGTTAGGCAAGCAACGGACGGAACTTTAATTGTACATCATGATGATACGATGGAACGGACAACAAACAAAACGGGGTCAATCGACTATTACTCAGCGATGGGATTTAAAAGCGCTGTAATAGACTTGTTGCCTGGATGGGCAGGGACGCCTGTATTGTTCGAGGACTTGTTACGCGAGTTCGGCAACAAGGTTGTATATGCTCCGGAAATAAAAGGCGCGGGCATCAATACAAAACTCGTTGATACGATGATCAAATACAATCTGCAAGACAATGTAATTATTCAATCATTCAGTGCGCCTGATTTAACTTATGCAATCAGCAAAAAAATTCCGGTTATCTATCTTAAAGCAAGTGACGATGTGACCCCGGCTACTATCTTAGGATGGGGGATTAAGCATGTCGGACTATCGACTACTTTGCCAGATTCCTATGTCACTAGCTGTATAAACGCTGGTTTAAAGGTTTACATGTATACAGTAAACAGGCGGTACGAACACACGAAATACTTAAACATGGGTGTACACGGCTTTTTCTCGGACGATCCATTATGGGTAAAAGGCGCTTCTCCTGTACTCGAATGGGATTCGTTTCGTGACCAGGTGTTTTCACACGGCATGTTTCAACCTCCTGTCGATGGTAACGGAGTATTAGGGGGCAATCGCGGCGAGTTTGTCAGCCCGAATAAATTTGGTTGGACAGATGGCGGAACACTACGAGATTTCTGTATGCAAGGATGGGCAGGAGAGTTAAGTTCGGCATTTACACTTTCAGCAAAAATGAATCTTGTTAGTTCTGTGAGCAGTGTTCGGTGGGGCAGCATCGTCTTTTGTACACCGAACGATTACTTCGATGACCAAAATACCAGCGGCAATACATCAAGTGGGTATAACTTGTTAATTCGCGAAAGTGGCTCAATCGAATTATTTCTTCGCAACGGTAGCACAGCAACACAGTTAGGCACTTCTCTTGCAACAACGGCTATTGCAGCTGGTCAGCAGGTTTCAATAAAGATTCAAGCAACAGCGACTCAAATTATTATCACGCGAACAGACACAGGGCACACTATGACAATTAATGATACAACGTTCCGGAAAGGATATCTTCATTTAGGCAGAAATTACAGTGGGGTTACGTTTGAAAATATCAATATTGTAAGGCAAGGTGGTTAATCATTACGTCGGTTGGAGAATATCGCGACATAAATAGCAACACATAAACGGATGCCATCAGGTGTCCTTTTTATTTTGGAGGTGACACAATGAGCAACAAATTAATACCTTTAGAAAAATGGAAAACAGCCTATATAAAAGTGAATCAAGCGATAGACGATTCAGTGGATGCTGTTGTCAAAGCAAATAAGGCGGCAAAAGATTCTACGGATGCTGTCACGAAAGCGAACAGCGTTCAAACGCAATTAGATACCATCGTTGTAGAAGGCGACTCATCAGTCGAAGCAGCACAGGCAAGGGTCGATTACACAGGTCAGGCATTCACGACATTAAAAGCCTTACTTGACAACTACTTACCTATGGCAGCAGATAGTAAAGCAGAACTACCTGGGTTGTTATCTGCAAAAGACAAAGTTAATCGGGGCTGGATAGATGTGCGCGAATATGGCGCTAAAGGGGATGGAGTGACTCTTGACGCAGATGCCATTCAGAACGCACTAAATAAAAAAGGCACAATTTACGTACCTGATGGCGTTTATCTAATAGATAAAACACTCATAATTACAAGTGACACAACGTTATTAATGCACCCAAAAGCGGTGCTAAAGCGCCAAAACAACGCAGTTTACGCTGTTTTAACAAACGGTAAATCAACTGATTTATTCACCGGATACAATGGAAACGGAAATATAAAAATCATCGGCGGAACTATCGAGTTGGATGGCGCAGCAATGCCGACAACTTGCAACGGAATTTCGTTCGGGCATGGGAAGAATATCGAGATTGCTGATGTGGTTATAAAGAACGTATACAACGGTCACCATATCGAAATGAACTCATCTAAAAACGTGCGTATACACGGATCAAGATTCGAAGGTTTCACGCATAATGGCACACGAGCGTTTAGTGAGGCGGTTCAAATTGACTTAGCAAAGAGTTATGATGTATTTCCATTATTCGGGGCATACGACAAAACACCTTGCGAAAATGTAACCGTTGAAAACTGCTATTTCAATAATGTTGGCCGCGGTGTAGGAACACACGTAACTGATGTTGGCGTGTTTCATGACTTCATTGTTGTTAGAAATAATGTCTTTGATACTACTTTAGATTTTGCTGTGAATGCATTAATTTTCAGAAAAGCGGTTATTTCCGGTAATAAAATGCTTGCTGTAACAGGCGGGGTGAAACTGGACGGCGCTTATGAATGCACAATCACGGATAATCATATTAAACAAAGTACAGGTAATGGCATTGAATCATCATACTCGAGCCAAAGTATTATTAAAGGAAACAATATAACAGGCGGAGCAACAAATGGAATCACAATCTTTAACAACGGTTATTCAATAATCGTCACAAACAATTATATTTATAATAATGCCGGCCATGGAGTTAACGTTGAACATCCAGACGTAATAATCAGTGACTGTATTGTTAAGGGTAATGGGTCGCATGGGATTTATGTTCATGATACAAAAGATGTAAGAATATCAAGCTGCCAGATACATTTGAACAACAGACATGGGGTGCAGATTGCTTCAAATGCAACTAACATAACAGTCAGTGATTGCTTTATTGCTTCAAATAACCAATCTAATGACGGAAGTCATAATGTTATCATTGTCACTAACTCTGATGCAAACAGGATAGTCAATAATGTTATAAGAGCAGGGACTCAAACGAATAAACCAGTGAGCGGTATATATGTAGGTTCAGGTTGTGACAATAATGTGATAATAATGAATGACCTTAAATTATCAGGTTCTACATCTAATTTGAATGATTTAAGTGGTAATTCTATCACATCTACAAACAATCTCGTTGCCTAAACAGTATATTCACCCTCTTCTTGTTTTGATAATATAAAAAGCAAGGAGGGGGCAACTATGAACAGATTGACAGTTGGTATCTTAGGGTCATGTGCAACGAGAGATAACTTTAATTCCTTGTTCAATGAAACCTACCAGGAAAAATATGAATGCACCATATTTCAAATGCAAAGCTCTGTTATTTCCGTCATGTCAGAACCAGTGAGATACAACGAAAATAAAATTGATAACCTTAAACATGAGTATTACAAAAAGGATATTGAAGCGGAATTTAAAAAAGATATTCTCGATAGGTTGGTGGAGAAGAATCCGGACATTCTAATCCTGGACTTCTTTGCTGATGTTTATTTTGGTGTTTTTAAATTAGGAAATTCTTTTGTTACGCATAACACTTGGAAACTTCCTGCCACTACGTTTTACAAAGAGTTGGGGTCGATTGAAAAAATAAATGGAATCGACCATAAACAGCAGTTTCTTCAAATATGGAAAGAGAGCGCAAATCGACTTATGGAATTTCTGATGAACCTTTTGCCTAATGCAAAAATCATTCTTAATAAAGCTCGATTTGTTGATTTTTATATCGATGGCGAAGAAGTAAAACGATTAAGCGAATCGGGAAGAATGTACTCTGTAGACGTTGATAAATATAACAACCTGTGGAATACGTTAGATGATCACATTCTAAGTCGTTATCATATTGACAGCATTCCTTTTCCAGATTCACAGTTTGCTGATTTCCATCATCCTTGGGGCCCTTTTTATGTACACTATACCAAAAAATATTACAGGAGCTTCTTTGAAAATTTACAGGTAATTAATAGTTAGGTTGTGATATTTTGATTAAAATACTAAATCAACAACGACAACTTGTTGCTATCCTTGAAAATGCTTTTAAAATCGGCTATGAAAAAGGATTTAATGATATATGGACATGTAAATTTTCGCTGCCGTTGAACGATCCGAAAAACGCAGAATGCAAGCCGTTGTATTATGTGGAGTTATGGGATCACGATGAATATATTGGCTTGTTTAGGATATCACCAGCAAACACAATCAAAAGCGAAAGTACAAATGAAATCACATACGAATGTGAGCACGTTCTAGCTAGTCTGCTAGATGACGTGCTCTTTTTATATCATCAAAAGGATAACTGGACAACAACACAGAATTTGAATTACATCCTAAGCAGCCAGACTGAACAGCGCTGGAAGCTTGGTACGGTTGAGATTACCCGGTATTTTAGCTACAAGTGGGAAAATGAAAATCTATTGTCTGCTTTGTTCAGCGTGCCGAAGCCATTTGACCAGCAATATCAGTGGACATGGGACACACAAAGTTATCCTTGGACGTTGAATTTAGTCAAGCCGGAGACAAAAGTCACTTGTGAAGCGAGATACGGAAAGAATCAGCGCGGCATCGAAAAGGACGAAGATCCAACTGTTGTGTTTAACCGTATTTACGCGCTTGGATACGGTGAGGGCATTAATCAACTTAATATCAAAAAAGTAAATGGTGGCATCCCGTATGTACAGGATACTGACTCGATCGCTAAGTATGGTGTTAGGGCCTATATATTTGTGGATAGACGTTTTGAAAATGCGGACACACTGAAAGCAAATGTAGAAGGTTTGTTAGCAAAGTGGAAAACACCAAAAGTCACATACAAAGGATCTGCGGCTGATATTGCACTAATCACCGGAGAAGATTCAGACAAGCTGAAAATGGGCCGTATAATCCGATGGGTAGATGATGAAATCGGAACATTCGAAGCGAGAATAGTAAAAGAGTCTAAAGGTGATATCAAGGGGAATCCGGGAGACGTACAGCTGGAAATCGCCAACAAAACCGAGGATTTAGGCACAACTACGGCTGACTTGGAACGTAGACAGCAGATAAATGAGTTGTATGCGCAGGGTGCTACAAATATAGACTCTTATACCTTTAATGACAACGTTGATTCAAGTTATCCGGCAATCATCGAATTTCCCTTTCCTGATGATATGTTAAATGTAAATGAATCGATTCTTAGAATTAAAACTTCTAAATTTCGTTCATATAGCAGGGCTGTTAAAGCAGGTGGTAAAGCCATAAGTCAATCTACAACATCTGCTGGTGGCGGAGTAGTTAAAAGTTCAACTACAGCAGCAGGAGGAGAAACAACTTTTACAAGCGGATTTGCTAATCCCGGCTTTTTCTTATATACGTCTATTCATCTTCCGAATCAGACATATGATCCTCATATTCACGCTGTTGAAGTAACCGATCAACTAAATCATGCTCATCCAGTCACTACAAAAGCGCATAGCCATCCTTTTCAAATCCAATTAGATGAACACACACACGGTATGGAAATTAGCATACCTGACCATGTGCATCCAATTGACTATGGCATTTGGGAATATGATCAACTTCCATCTAAATTGGCTGTGAAAGTTGACGGTAATTTGGTGAGTTTTGACTCGTTGGAAGGGGAAATTAATATCATTCCATTCCTTAGAAAGGATTCGGAAGGGAGAGTTACGAGGGATTATCACACAATTGAAGTTAAACCTGATGACTTAGCAAGAGTAAGCTTGATAGTAAGGAATAGATTTTTTATTCAAAGTAGAAGTGGCGGAAATTTTTAGAATGTATTTCGTGTATTAAATTTTGAAACTCTTTGTTAATATATTCGTATATGGATATATTGGGAAGGGGAGTCAATATGAAAAAGCCACTAATAGGACTTGTTGGAGTGCTTTTGGCTGGAGGAGTGATCGGTTTGAGTGCTTTAGCTTATGATGCCAACACTAAAGAAAATGCGGAGGAAGCTAATGTAGAATCTAAAACAGATGACGCAAATTCACAGTCAAATTTAGAGTCAGAACCCCCTGCACCACCTACTGAAAGAACAGTTGATACAGGAGGAGAATACCCGTGGAACTTCCTGGGTGTTAAAGCTCAGAAAGATGCCGTGTATAGCGGAGGGCAAGTGTATCTTATGAGTGATGCTCCTGCATTAGAAGAACAAGCTCTAGGTTATTTAAACAACCCTGTAGGGGATCCGGAGAATATTGTCGAGAATTATGTGGCCTTCGGTGATCAATTAGCTTTACTGGTAGCAGATTTACAGGATTTTTACCCTGATGATAAAGACTATTTTTTAGCAATATCACAGGCAGCTGATGCTTTAAAGTCGAATAATCCAGATGTAGCAAAAGATAAAATTGAGGAAGCTAAATTATTAAGGTAGTGGATTACGATTAAATATATGAATTAGAAGAACTCATTCGTGGGTTCTTTTTTTGTTGTTATAAATGGATAAGGTGGGGAGACAAATGGAGTCAGAACGCATGATGGATCCGTGGAAATCAGGTGTGCAGAATGATATAGAAAATTTAAAAAATGATATCAGGCGGCTGCAAGACAAACAACTTTTACAAGATCAAACCATACAAGGCATTAAAGATGCGCTCACAGAAATCAAGGATGATACTAAATGGCTTAAACGGACAATCACTAATGCTTTGATTTCAACGGCTGTGATTGCTCTTGTTGGTGGCGGGATAGCGATAGTAATTGATGTTTTTAAAGGAGGAATTTAATCATGATTAACTGGAAAGTCAGGTTTAAAAACCCATCATTCATAGCACAGCTCGTGTTATCAATTTTTGTACCTATACTCGGATACTTCGGGCTTACAGCACAGGATCTCACAACTTGGGGTTATGTTTTTGATTTGTTGATGAAAGCAGTCTCTAACCCTTATGTAGTCGGTACGATTATTGTCAGTGTTTATAATGCAGTCAATGACCCTACTACAAAAGGTTTTTCTGATAGCCAACGAGCCAAAAATTACAAAAATCCACAATAAGTCGTCCACCCGGGCGGCTTTTTATTATGAGGAGGAATTAAAATGATTAAACCTAAGCTGAATCTTGTATCTCCAAACAAACACAATATCAAATGTCCTAATGCTATGGATCCCGAATCAATCACAATCCACAACACTTATAATGATGCTTCAGCAGAAAATGAAGTAAAATACATGACCAGCAACAACAACGAGGTTTCTTTCCATTTCGCTATTGATGATAAAGAGGTCGTGCAAGGTATTCCGTTAAACCGTAACGCTTGGGCAGCTGGTGACGGAAACGGACCAGGCAACCGAAAAAGCATTCACATTGAAATTTGTTACAGCAAGTCTGGCGGTACGCGATATTATCAAGCGGAAGGACTTACGGTGCAGTTTGTGGCGCAACTACTAAAAGAACGTGGCTGGGGTGTTGAGCGTGTTAAAAAGCATCAAGATTGGAGCGGCAAAAATTGCCCACATCGAATACTTGCGGAGGGTAGATGGGACAGCTTTAAAAATGCTGTTGCTATCGAACTTAAAAAATTAAACTCAATTAAAGTCAAACCAAAACCGTCCAATAAGCCAACTGGTGGCTTGTATAAAGTCCAAGTTGGTGCATTTAAAGACAAGAAAAATGCAGAAGCACAGGCAGCAAAGTTAAAGGCTGCGGGATTCCAAGCATTTGTAACCAAATAAAAATAAAGCCCTGTTCACAGCAGGGCTTTCACTTTTTCTGTTATATCCTGATCTCCATCATAAATGACTCTGATCAATCCTTCGTAGTAAACATCACGCCGTATCTGCCGGATCCACTCTGCAGCAACTTCTTCTGGCAATCGCCCTTTCAACTGAAACTTCCCTGCTTACAACACTTCCCCAGCTGGAGAGTTGTATTTAATCCTGATTGTCGCGCTCATTTTTTCACCTTCTGTTTGGACTACGCCATCAACTCTTTTCGTAACCTCTGCATTCGGAAACAACTTTTTCGTAATCATAATCGTCTATAAAAATCTCTTTCACTTCACTATTAGAGTGCCAACAATATTCCATACACCCATTGTCTAAATCACAATCATGTTCAAAATATTTACAATCACTGCAAATGCTTCCATCATTGATTCGCATTTTTTTCACATCCTATATGTCACAGTATAAGTCTAATCTTCATATAAATCTCCAACTTCCACACCCAACACCTTCGCCAAACGATACGCCTTATCTATCCTCGGGAATGTTCTTCCCCGTTCATAATCGCTCAATTGCTGCTGAGAAATTTTTGCTTCTTTCGCTACATATATCTGCATGAGTCCTTTGCTGACTCTGATATCTTTAATTCTCGGTTTCATTCCTTCAAACTCCTTAATGCCTAAGATACCATTAATATTCACCATCCCCTTTGTTTATTCCTCCTATATCCATTATATCAAATATTTATGTATTTGTATCAAGAAAACGTGATAAAACAAGCAATTTTTACATCTTTGCTGTATACACTGAACCATACAAAGAAGGGAGGAATGACATGGATCCGTTTACGTTTGGCATTGTCGCTACTGGAATATTCGGAGGATCTCTGGTTGCTTTCGGACTGTTAGAAGATGTTGTACAGATAAACGAAACCATGGTCCGTCTTGTCCTCGAAACATGCAAATATGGCGGTATCTTGTACTTGTTAAAAGTCCTGTACAGTAGCTTCTTCATGTAGTTCATTCTACTTTGTCGTGTTCCATCTGGTTTATAGCTGTATTTCTCCTTGTCCCATTTTCTTCTCTTTTTCTCAGACTGAAATATTTCATATTTCTTTTTCCTGCAACTTCGCAGAAAAAAACAGGAGGTGCAAAATGCTCGAATGGCTTGCCATCCCTGCCCTTGCAATGGGTGCAGCGTTTATCCCGAAAAAGCCTGTTTCCGATGAAGTGAAGATACAACGAATATTTGAAAACACAAATACATGTATCAAGTTTGGAGACAGCCTACAACACCCGAAATTACGCACGAAGAAGAATGGCGATGGTTATGTATCCTATTTTTACAGCGTGCCGTTAGGACTTGGAGAAAGCAATATACAAAGCGTACTTCCGGCCATAAAAGACGGACTAAATAAAGAAGCGGAAATGGAGTTAGATGGATTTCTCAAACTTACTGTTTATGAGACTAAACTATCTAACTGGACATACGATGACAAATTGATTCGACCTGGCACGTGGGAGGTTCCAGTCGGCGTGTCTTATCAAGGAATCCTGTACCACGACTTTGACAAGTTGCCACATATGTTGATGGGCGGCGCGACAAGGTTTGGAAAGACAGTCTGCTTGAAGGCCATCTTTAACACGCTTCTGCTCAATAATCCGGACGATGCAGAATTTTATATTTTGGATATGAAAGCCGGATTGGAGTTTTATAAATTTTCTGGGCTGCCACAAGTTAAAGTCGCTTGTGATGTGTACGAAGCGGCTGAAATGCTCAATGAGATTGTCGAACAGTTAAAAGGGGACGAAAAAATGTTTAGATCACGAGGATGGAATAATATCGTGGATACGCCCATTAAGAAGCGGAAGTTTGTAATCGTGGACGAAGGTGCAGAGCTGTCGCCGAGAATCATTGGTGGCAGCAAGAAGAAATATGCGGAATACAGCCAATCGGCATTGAGTGAAATCAGCCGGATCGGCGGGGGAATCGGGCTGAGACTTATTTACTGTACGCAATATCCGACCAAGGAAAGCGTGAGTATGTCGGTAAAAATGAACATCGTGAGCCGAATTTCCTTCCTAGTTCCGGAAGCCATCGGAAGCAAAGTCTTGTTAGATGAATACGGAGCAGAGAAGCTACCAGCCATACCAGGAAGGGCCATATACAAAGTAGAGAAAAAACACTTTATCCAAGTCCCATACATCAATGACAAGATGATATTTCAAATGATGGGGGAAAGACTCGATGAAAATGGAAAGAATCGAACAGTTGTTAATGACCATAGACAAGCTGGGAGTGGCGAAGATCAAACACCTACTACGCATACATGATTTAAAGAGCTATCGCAATGCTTGCAGGGTTGTGCGGCAATTAGAGCCATATACACATCAGTCCTACTTCGACCGGGAGAAAATCATCTATTTGAACAAAGAAGGAAGGGCGCTGATCGGGAGCACGAAAGAGGTGAAGAAGTCACCATTAATCCAACACAGCCTATTACGAAACGATGCTTTTGTACATTTTAACTGCCCGATGAATTGGCGAACAGAGCACACGCTAGAAGTCGCACATAAGCCGTTGTCTGAGTTTGAAATCATGATTAAGGGGTTAACACTCAAAAGTAAAAAGGTGGTTGCAGATGCCGTTTTTGAGCGAAATGGATACATGCATATTATAGAAATAGATAACACTCGGAATATGATAGACAACAAAAAGAAGATTGAAGCATATAGAGAGATATTGCCGAGTTTGAAAGTGCCAATACTTTATTTTTTTACTGTTAATGAAGGAAGAAAAAAGAAGCTGCAGGAATGGCTGTACGGGATTCGTCATGAAATCCTGACATTTGAGGAGATACGATAA